ACTAGTTCCAACAACTAATGCATTGTTGGGCTCTCCCGGAACAGTCCTATAAACTACTGCTACTCGAGCAGCATTATTTTTCATTTTTCCCACATGTTTCATGTGAATCTCCTTTTATTGCTTGGCTGCTGGTTCTTGACCTTTAGCAGGTGCTACTGCATTTAGAAATACATTCAGCTTGTCAAAAGCTGCACCAACACCCGAAACTTCAGATGCACTAAAAGCACCACGGCGAACTGCAACATCGATAATTGCTCGCAAGTTTTGTAGATCTGAAATTGTCAAGTCTGGTTGACTTGGGGCACCCTGATCTTGTGTTTGTGCAACTTCTGGTTGCATGTTTTCTTTATTTTCCATTTTTAAAATTCCTTTTGTTTATGTAAATGATGACAACCCAATGATAGCATAGTTAGCTCTTTAGGATCTTCCATTCCTATTTCTGTAATAGAAACAAGTTTCCTGTTAGAGTCAATGCCTTGCTTAACTTGAATAGCATATCGACTATTTAAATTAAACTCAATCCATTGTTCTACTAATTTGGTATCAAATTTATGATCGATGGATATTTTCAAAAAATGCTCCGGGATAAAGGAAAGTTTCCTAAATCCTAGAACATTTAATGCATTAACTATCCCTCTATTTAGCGCCATAAACTACCTACTTTATTTATAATAGGCAGTCTGGCCGAACGGAGAAACGATTGACTCTGTACCGTGAATAACGAACAAAGTATCGCAATAATCTTCGTCACCCCAGCTACCGCAAGGATATCCGTCAGTAAACATGATAAACTTCTTGGGCTGAATATCATTGTCCTTCATGAATTCCCAGTTTGCATCAAAGTCAGTACCGCCACCACCTTTAACATCGTAGCTCATAATGTCGTCAGCACTGTCGCCTGTAAATTGTGCATAGTTGTAAACTTGGGTATCAAAGCACCACAAGTCCAATTTAAAGTCCTGATACTCGTCCATAATGCCCTTAACTTCACTAAGGAAGTCTTTGGCCATAGCATCACTAATAGATCCGCTCATGTCAATTGCAACAGAAACATCAATAGTATCTTGGTTCATCATGCCGGGTAAAATAGCACCACTGTGCTGACTCTTACGATTTGGACGAGCGAAGCTGTAGTTGCTTTTTAGAATACTTTGGATATTCATACGCAACAGTTGACGCCAGTCCATTTTTGGCTCAGTAAAGTCTTTAATCATTCGAGCAATAGCCGCTGGCATTTTACCAGCACCTGCTGATTGTGCAGCCGCTACCATGGCTTCTTTGATCTCGTCTCGGATAGCTTTCTTTTCTTCGGCAGTTAGCTTAGGACGGCCTTTGCCGTTGCCTTCTTGATCACCGTCTTCTCCGTCGTTCCCATCATCACCTTCGCCGTCTAGGTGCTCGTCTAGCAATTCGCCGAGTTGGCTGAGATCGATTTTGTCGGCTTTTTCGTACAGGTCGTTATAAATTTCTTCGTAGCTCTTTCCACGATACTTGTCATCTTGGAAGATCTTGATAAGACTAGGCACTGTACCAATTCGTTCGTCTTTAAGAATTTGATTGGTAGCGTAGTCTGCCGCAATGTTAGAGAGTTGAGGATCACGTCCTTCACGGCGCCCCATGTGATCAAACACATTATGGAGAACTTCGTGAGCAAAGCCGAACTCGCACTCTTTAGGGTTTAGTTTATTAACAAAACCCAAATTGTAATAAAAATTACGACCGTCGGTTGCAAGAGTTTGACACCAGTCTCCTGCTTCTACCATTTTCATACGAGTAGCAAGATTGCCAAAGAACGGATGACGCAACAGAAGACCAACACGAGCAGTAATCAGTTTGTCTAGAATCTTAGCTTTCTCAGAAGGGCTAAATTCTTGTTTAGTCCAATCTTGCTTTTTAACTTTTTCAGTCTTCATTACTGTCATGATATTTCCTTGTTAATATATACAATTATATATTCATTTTGCAAAAATAGCAAGTAAAAAGGACCCCGAAGGGTCCAATTTTAGCCTTCCATTGCTTGGATAATGTACTTGCCGTACTTATCGTGGAATTTGTCAAAGTTCTTCAACTTAGAAGCATCAAACGGCAATTGATAGTTAGTCAATGCAACCTTGGCACCCATAACAACCAACTCAGTTGGGAAATTATCCATCATAAAGCCAAAGAAGTTGTCTGCCATTTCGTCCCAATTCTTGGTCTTCTTTTTGTCAGCTTCTTGAAGCTCGTAGCACAGGCTAATGGTCAAAGAATACATCGCAGAGATTTCTTTGATAGTACACTTATTAACCTTGCCGCTCAGAATGTCTTCTGGGTTAGGCATCTGTTTTGCAACCTTACGGTGTGCCATAAACTTGACAGCAAGGCCTTCACCGACAGCACCTGCAACCAAATCAGTCAATGTGCTTTCGCTAACGTCATCTTCTTCCAGCAGTTCGGACACAAAAGACCAGCTACGTGGAGTAGCAAACGAGCGTGAGCTAGACTTAGGATCAAAGTCATAGAGATCTTGCTTGGCAAAGCCAACATAGCCAACAACTTGCTCATGGACTTTGTTAGCGGTTGCCCACTGCATCCAGTCTTCGAAGTCACAGCGGAGTTCCAAGTGCAGGAAGCGGTTTGCCAACGGACTAGGCATACGATAAGTGACGCCTTTATCTGCTTCACGGTTGCCAGCGGCAACAATTGAAACACCTTTAGGCAGAATGTAAGTACCGACACGGCGGTTCAGCACCAACTGGAAAGCAGCCGCTTGGGTAGCAGGAGCCGCAGAGTTCAATTCATCCAAGAATAGGATAGCAGTAGACTCTGGATCAGTGGGCAATTCTGCAGGAGGTGCCCAAGTCATTGTATTGGAAGTAGAGTTGTAATAAGGGATACCTTTAATGTCGGTAGGTTCCCAAAGTGACAAACGAACGTCAATCACTTCACGATCAGTTTCAGAACCGATCTGTTTGATAATATCGGATTTGCCGATACCTGGAGGGCCCCACATGAACACAGGGCGTTGTTTCTTGAGACACTTACGAATAGCCGCTTTGGCTTCGTTAGGACTAACGGTACGATTGACTGTCATCTCTTTGGACATAGTGCGCTTTCTTTAAAAACTGTTGGAGTACTGTTGTTTACAGTGTTATTATTGTAGCAAAGATCTGCGGCTATGTCAAGAGTTTTTCTGTTTTTCTGCGAATCTTTTTTGGGCTCTGTGAAACTTTGCAATGTTGCCAGAAAACAACACTAGTTTTACAGCCATCTTTTCTCCAAAAACCCATATCTTTTTGTTAGTTAAATAAAATGGGCAGTCTATATTTTGGTCAATCCAGATGGCCAGTTCGTTAGTATATTGGATAGGTTCGTCGAATTTGAGTTCGTAGCACTTTATATCTGCTTTTTTCAAAGCATCGAACCCTTGTTCAGTTAGGCGTAGTCCGCCAGTTGGTTTGTTCCTGGTATTGACCCACCAAGTTGGGATTGTTTTTTTAACGCGAGCATCATCGTTTGGTAGCCCGCAACTTTCTAACACTAATCGAGTAATTTCAGTCTTTTGGTTCATCGGCTACTTTTTCACCGGTAGTTAGTTTATAAACAGAAAATTCCAAGGTATTAAAAGTTTTGTTAAGTTTTTCGGCTAGATTAAATGCATGACCGCTATTTGAAAAACTAACCTTTTTATATTTTGGACCTAACTGTTGTGCAACTATACTACTAGTTTTGAGATTAATTGGTTTATCTTGATAAAATACAGCCCAGATGGCATCAGCTTCTAAAACTTGATCAGTTTTATAATTTTTTTTATTGGTTAATTCTAACAAAACTTTTGGCTTTGGCCTGCTCATATAATATACGTCTCCGAAAAGTGCGTATATATTTAGCGGCGTTACCAATTTTTAAAATCTACCACCGTCCATTTTGACTTGGATAACTTCCGGCTGCTGTGCTACAGGCGTTTCTCCTGCAAGCCTAGTCATTACAATACTGAGGCTATTTTGTAAATCTGTAGCTTCTTTTATGGTTAACGTGACTGATTTTTGATTACTTTTGATAGCAATTCTAGTTTTATCTAAAAAGTCTTCAATTGGCAGGGTATTGAGCTGTTTCATAACTTATTGACTATAGTTAACATAGCTTTCATTTCAGCTTCAGTTTTATACGGACCGTGAAATGGGTAGCGTTCTAGTGTAATTAACTTAGGGCAAAAACTCTTAACCCACCCTTTTCGAAACTGAATTACATAATGTCCTGCACAATATTGACTTTTACTTTTTGCACTCTTAGCAAACAGTGGCAGTTTCTTTTTTACATTGTATACCGGTTCAAACGGTTTAGAACTAGTAGGGTACCCGTAGATTGCAGTTTGATCGATCGGAGTAGATTTTACACTGTTGGCTAAATCTGCAACGCCTAACTCTTCTTTAATCTCTTTAAGACTCTTGAATTCAAATTTTTGACCCTTTCGACGAAAAGTATAACCTTTCTTCTCTTTGGCAATTGATCCAATCTTCTTTCCGTGGTCTTCTAAGATCCATTCTTTATTGGGTACCAATACTTTTGAAATTACATTCATATTATATTCCTTGCTGATATTCACGCCGAGTACCGAGCATTTAAGGGCTCTGCATAGCTAGTGACCTGCTCACTAATTTTCGGCAAGTTGTATTCTGCACAATATTTTAAAAGTCGTACACCGACTTGTGGAATATTCTTGTTTGCAGTAGTTGCGCCTGTGATTGTTTCTGCAATCAAAGACTTAATGTTATCGGGCTGTGCAGTAAGATCACATAGTATAACATTTCGATTATAATCATCTAGCACACGATGCTCTGCGCCTTCGTGGTCTGACCACTTTTGCAACATGAGATTGTTCCACGCCCAGCCTTTGGAATTACGATCTTCAAATGCTTCACGTAGACCCACTTTATTCTTTGTGCCCTTTTCACGGACGCCTGGATATGCACTAAAGATGTTATCGCTTGTATCGCCGCGCATACATTTCTCAAAAAGCAACCATGTTGGGTCCGGCTCGGGCTTAGGCAGATTAGTTTTCTTATCAACAACACGCTTGCCCTTTTCGTCAAAGTAGCCTTCGTGTGTAGTTGTAATCTGCATTACTCCGTTATATTGTTTGACATTAGGAGCAATCAATTGTGCGAAATCTCCGTCTGTACTTATGATCACATGGGTGTCTTCCGGATGACTTTGGATCCATCCTGCAATTAGATCGTCGGCTTCAAGTTGTGGATGTTGTAGGACGGTACAGTTAGTCTTGTTAGTGACAAAATCTTTAAACTGATCAAATGTTTCCCAAAAAACTCGATCTTCTTCAGCCTCTCGAGGACTTTGAGCTGCCCTAGCTTCAGTACGTTGACGTTTGTAGGGTTCGTAGAAATCCTTACGCCAGCTTCTCCCTTCTAAGAAGAAGATAACGTGATTACCGTTGAAGTCTCGCCATGCCTTGCGAACACTGCTTAGTACAGTAGAGATACTCATACCTACTTTGTCTTCGAGACTGCCACGTACTACATGACGTGCCCGAAAGAACGTATTTGCGGTATCTACAAGGATATATGTTTTTGACATTAAAATACTTCCGACTTACCGTCGCCTAAATTGTTTACGTTAATAAATCCACTGCCTCTACGATCCATATCAACACCTGATTCTGATCCAACTCCTCTGCAGAGTTCTTGGAACCATTGATCAACAACTGCTTCTTCTGTATCGCCTTTGTAGCCAGCTTCTTTTAATTGTAACACAAAGTACTCATTCCAGTCAAGTTCAAAAAAACCATTGCGGATATTGTCTTTGTTGACATGTGTGTCTAGAACAGCAACCCATGGCTCTTTTTTTTCAGTTGCTAATTCTTTTGGTCCTAGTTTAGCAAGACGTTCTGCTTCTTTAGCCTGTTCAGCTTGCTCGTGTGCTTCTTTAGCAATTCTCGTAGCACGTTCTGCATCTTCAACAGCTTTTCTTGTTTCTTCTTCAATTTTATCAATGCCAAAAAGTTTTTTAATAATTTTATTCATTTGTCTTCCCCCACTTTATTTTGTTCCAAATACGCTCATTTACATAATAGCAAACAGTATAAAATATATTAAGTGCAATACTTTCTCCTAGTGCCTTCATAGGATCACTACCTGTTAATATAAAAAATATTGTAGTTGTAATGAAAATGAATATTCTATATATTATTGTTTTGATTAAACTTCGAAAGGCAGTTTCCATTAAGTGCCCCACTTAATTTTTAACCAAATTCTTTCGTGAATATAATAATCAATACTAAGCAAAATGTGTAGTAATGTAGCAAATCCTGTTGCTGTAGCAATACTGCCTGTAAATAACCAGGTATAAAATATCGTAAATGACCAAGCAGTTATTCTATAACTGATCATTCTAGCAATAGTTCTCTTTTTTGTTTCCATTAAGTACCCCATTCATTTTTAAACAACGGCACCTGCAGACGATCACTGTAGCGAAGACCGTTTTTCATAGCCATATCTGCAACTGCTCTATTATTAAGAGCATAGACACTTTCTACCCCACCCACAGGCATTAGATAAACATGCCCTTTGAATCCTGCTGAACGATATGCGGCAATTGCACATTCTGCATCGGCAAAGTCTTGTTCCGTGGCAATAACAAATTTAAGATAAGCCGTACCATAATTCTCATAGTCGCAAACTACTTCTGGCTTGATAGCATCATCCCACGGCTCACCACTACAAGGTAGTTTAGCACTAACACTGAATGTAATTTCTCTTTCTTCACTACCGTATGTCCAATCTGTTAAGTAACTCTTAAAC